TCCTGGTGAGAGGGGGGAGGATATACACAAGCTGTTTTCAGGTAAAGCTGGAAAGTTGCTCGATAAACTTTTGAAGGAGTCTGGTCTGAGTCGAGACGATGTGTATATTACTAATGTTGTTCACTGTCGCCCTCCAGGCAATCGTACTCCAACAAGACAGGAGATTAAGGCTTGTCGAAAATATTTGGGGGCAGAGCTTGACCTAATAAAACCTAAGTATGTACTATTATTAGGGAACATTGCCTTACAAGGGACCCTAGGCCATTCTGGGATTACAAAGTACAGGGGGAAAACCCTTTCCAAAGATGGGATCACCTACCTCCCAACTTTTCATCCAGCTGCTGGGCTAAGGAAACCTGATTTGATTCCTGTGATTAAGACTGATATTGGGCGATGGGCTAAAATGGTAAGGGGGGAGCTGATCACTCCTAGGGAGTTTAGGTGGAGACTGGTAAATAGTTCAGCTGACCTTCAGGAATGTTTAACAGATATATCAATTTCAAAACAGATCTCTTTCGATATTGAAACTAGTGATTTAGATCCCCGGGCAGATAATTCTGCAATCTATTGTCTTGGTATTGGAACCCCACAGTGTAATTGGGTGGTCCCATTTTTCTATCCCGGAAGCAAGTTTTCCTCGAATAATCTTGCTACTAAGGTTTATGAGGCTGTGCATACAATGGTTATCAAAGCTGATGAGGTAATAGCCCACAATGGGAAGTTTGACAATCATTGGCTGCGTGTCCACTTTGGTAAGGGATTCCCCTTGACTTTCGATACTATGCTGGCAGCATATCTCCTTGAAGAGAATTCCCCGCACGGGCTCAAATATCTTTCTTTCTTATACTTCGAAGCTCCAGAATATGAGTTACCTCAGCCTGTGAATCCTAAGGAGGTTTCTTTAGAAAAATTAGCTAGATATTGTGCCTTTGATACTTATTACACTTTAGCTTTATATTCTATATTGAAGGGGGAGTTGGAGAAGGATAGAAGGATCAACCAGGTATTTCGCCATCTTCTTATGCCTGCTTCTAATTTGTTTGAGGATGTTGAGGGCCATGGGGTTTATGTTGATCTTCCACAGATGGGAAAAGCTGAGATTCATCTTAGTCAGCAGGTCCAGGAACTTGAGAGTAAGTTAACTGAGTTGGCTGGTAAGGAAGTTAACTGGAATTCCCCCCAACAGGTAGCTAAGGTTCTCTATAGTGATTTACAGTTGCCTATAGTAGCTTTCACTAAAACTGGTAATCCCTCAACTTCCTCGGAAGAAGCCCTCCCATATTTATTAGGGGCACATCCTATAGTAGAAACCCTTCTTCAATATAGGGAAAAGGTTAAGTTGACTCAATTCATCTCTAGCTGGAAGGAGAAGGTTGATCCTGTTACCCAACGCATGCATCCTACCTTCAAACTTCACGGCACAGTTACTGGTCGTATTTCCTGTGAGGAACCTAATTTACAACAGGTTCCACGAGACGTTGAAATACGCTCCTTAATTACTGCTCCACCAGGTTGGGTTCTGGTTGAGGCTGACTATTCACAGGTTGAACTTAGAGTAGCTGCTTGTTTGGCTAGAGAGGAGGCTATGAGGCGAATATTCCAAACTGGGGGGGATATTCACACTAGGACTGCTATGGCTATTACTGGGTTACCGGCAGACAAGATCGATAAGGATATGCGAAAGAAAGCAAAGGCGATAAATTTTGGATTTGTTTATGGAATGGGTTCCTCTAAGTTTAAGATGTATGCAAAAGCTAAATATGGTGTAAGTTTGACAGATGATGAAGCTCAGGAGTTTAGAGATAGATTTTTTGAACTTTATCCAGAGCTTAAAAACTGGCATAATCGACAAAGGGAATTTGTACATAATCACGGCTATGTGAGAACACCAATTGGAAGGAAAAGAAACTTGCCAGGAATTGCCTCTTTTGACAAGGCCATAAGAGCAGAAGCAGAACGTGCTGCTGTGAATTCACCCGTACAAAGTGCAGCCTCGGATCTCAATCTATTTGCAGCTATTAGGGTAGCTCAGACCTTTCCTGAAGATGTAAAAATAGTCGCAACCGTACATGATGCTATATTGATGGAGGTAAAGGAGGATAGGCTGAATGAAATACTCCCTCAAGTTAAGGAGATTATGGAGGATCGAGAGGCAGTAGCAGAAAAATTTGGTTGGGATATTCCAGTGCCCCTTGAAGTTGAGATTAAAGTTGGTCCCTGGGGAAAAGGTAAAATTTTTGCTTCTAACAACGACAATTTACAAAATAACTCAAATGTGATATAATAAGTAGTGAAAAATAAACGGAGGTGGTTAGATGTATGATGTTAGTTTTTCAGAGCTGAAGACCTGGCGAACCTGTCGACAACTTTATCATTACAAGTATCATGAGAATCTGGAACCTAAGTTAAAGTCCCTAGCTCTTCAACGGGGTGGTTGGTTGCATCAGCTAATTGAGGCGTATTATAAGGGTGAAGATTGGAGGGAAGTTCATAGGGAGAAAGTTAAGCAGTTCTCAAATCTTCTAGTTGAGGAGCAAGATTATTATGGTGATCTTCCTAGAGATTGTGAATATCTAATGGAGCTGTACGAAAAAACCTACCAGGAAGATAAACCTATTAAGGTGGAGATGGAGTTTGATGAATTTCCGATTTCAGCTAAAGTTTCCCTTAGAGGTAGGATAGATTTGATAGTTGAGGACCCCAGGGGGGTTTGGGTGGTTGAGCACAAAACTACTAGTAGATTTCCCAATGAAGATGAGAGAATGGCCAATCCACAGGTTGCCTTATATGTCCCCGTGGCGGAGAAACTTTTGGGTGTAAAAATAGAGGGGGTGCTTTGGAATTATATTCGTACAAAAATCCCTAAAAAGAAGGAGGTAAAATTATTAGAACGACGGTATTTGCCTGTGAATAATACAATTATCAATCAGTTGCTGGAGGAAACTAAAATAGCTGCTATCGAGTGTAAAACTTTAACTAGGCCATATAGATCCTTAAATCCCATGATCTGTCGAGGTTGCGGCTATAAAAGTCTTTGCATGGCTGAACTTATGGGATTAGATGCAGAATTTGTAAGAAAAGCTGAATATAAATCTAGGGGGTATGATAATGGAGAAGATCAAGAAACAGTCGACAGTCCCGAAGAGTAATTTAGAGGAAAGGATTTTACCCGTTGGGGAAAGGTCAGAATGGTTATCTATTGCTATTTATGGTAGATCAGGAACAGGGAAAACTACCTTTGCTGGCACAGCCCCAAAGCCATTACTAGTACTTGACATTAACGACCGAGGAACTATTTCAGTTAAAAATCAACCTGAAACCTATGTTCTAGCGATTGAAAAATGGCCGGAGATGGAGGAGGTATATTGGTATCTCAAAAATTCTGACAAATTTAAAACGGTAGTAATAGACACAGCTACTCAGTGGCAGGATCTTGCCCTTAAAGAGGTTACTGGGGAAGATGAGACTGGTCTAATCTCCAGAAAATCCTGGGGTATGATCTCTTCTCTAATGAAGTCCTGGATATTAAATTTTAGGGACTTACCAATGCACAAAATATTTATATGCCAGGACCGGATCACAGGGGGTGAGGAGAATGAGGTTGATCTGGAAATGATTACACCTGAAGTTGGACCAGCGCTTTCACCATCGGTGGCTAAGACTTTGAACGCAGCTGTTGATGTGATAGGTCAAACATTTATTAGGGAACGATCTATTACTGTGAAGACTAAAGGAGGAGGTGAGAAGCAAAAGACAAAAGTTGAGTATTGCCTAAGGATTGGACCACATGCTCGATATTTAACTAAGATTCGTAGGTCCAGTCCAGGCACCAGTTTACTATCAGTTTTGGTTGATCCAACGTTTGAAAAAATTCAAAAACTAATAGGAGGAGAGGATATAAATGAAGATGAATAAGGGTGGTAGTTCTGCTGTTATTGAAGTCGATTTTAGGGGTGTGAATAATCAGGGAATATGTCCGGAAGGTATTTACAAAGTTAGAGTGGACAAGGTCACTCAGGAGATATCGGAGAAATCAGACAAACCTTATCTGGCCTGGGTGTTTAAGACTCGGGAAGGATATACTTTATACTACAATACCTCCCTTCAACCTCAAGCTCTATTCAATCTAAAGGGGGTTCTTGAAGCTCTTAACTATGAAGTTCCACAGGGGATTATTAAGTTGAACCTCAAGCAGCTAGTTGGACTTGAGGCCTATGTAGAGGTAGCTCATGAGATGTATGATGGTAAAAAGAAACCCAGGATAGTTGAATTTTTAAAGCCAGATGAGGTTGAAGAGGGGGAGGAAGAGGAGGAGGAGGTGGAAGAGGAGGAGGAATCTTCCGAGGAGGAGGAAGAGGAAGAACTATCCGAGGGGGATGGGGAATCTTTAGACAAAATGTCTCTAGAAGAATTATTAGCACTTGCTGAGGAGAATGACATAGACCTCACCTCTCTGAGCAAAAAGGATCGTAAAGACCCAGCAAAGATCCTCGCTGTTATTAAAGACAGTCTAGAAGAGGATGAGGGAGACTAATCTCACACACTCTATTATTAAAGCCCTACAACGCCAGGGTGGTTTCTGGTTTAAGGTTCATGGCCACCCTGGCCAACTTCGTGGATTGCCTGATATTATTGGGGTTTATCACGGTAGATTCGTAGGGCTAGAGGTAAAGGTTCCAGGAAGAGAGGACCGATTAACTAAGCTACAGGAATTTGTTTTGACTCAGATCAAAGAGGCGGGGGGAATAGCTGCTGTGATTACCTCTGTGGAGGAAGCTAAAAGAGCCATTAGCGGTCTCTAGCATGATTAGGTTCT